ATATCCGATTGAAACTTCCACCCTAGCAAAATTTTTAACTGCATCCATAGTTTTGATTTAAAAGTATAAGCTAGTTACTAAGAGGCGGTTGAACACAATCCGCCCCTGCCAAATTAGCTTAGAGTAAAAGATGTCAAGGTTGATGTCAAGATAACGAGATTTCTAGCGTCAAACGCCAAGTCTGACCTGCTGTTTTTTCTCCTTCAACTTCAACTTTTCTATTTAGCATTGTTCCGCCAGAAGAAGCATTGAAAACTGCAAATTCGTTCCAAGCAAAGTTTGCAACAGCACTTCCGAAGTCTGCCTGAAATGTTATTTTCTGGCTTGTTCCAAAGGTTGGATAAGTTGCATTCATTGCAACTCTAACTTTACTCGCACCAATTAAATCTGTTTGTCCTGCGTCGGCGGCTGTTGCATCTTCTCCGACTCCTAAATAAGAATTAGCATTATTAAAAGCATCTCCTCCTCCACCTGCCAATAAAGTTATTAAGGCATTGATTCCAGTATTAACTAAAATATTGTCTTCAATATTCTTTACCTCAAATGGGGTATTACTTTTTACTGCCTCATCATTCTCAAATTTTTCTAACTTCCACATTGTTTTGTGATTCCCCTTTTCGATTGATTGCTTTTGCATACAATTATTTTTTTACTGGTTTAGCCTCTGCCTCTTCAATATTTTTTTTAATTTTTGGCACTTCTTCAATCAACTTTTTGGCGAATGATATTGGCACTTGGCAATACGCATTAACCATTGGATTATAAATAACTACTTGTGGCTCTTTGCCCATATATTTGAATTATTTTTTAACAATTTTTCTTCTTCTTCCATCTGTTCTAACTTCTTTGTTCTGCGGTGTTTTCCCTTTGGTATTTCTGACAATCGGTGTTTTTTCTTCCTCTTCCTTTCCTATTTTCTCAACGCACCCCATTTTTTTCATTTTGTTGAACATAATTGGATTTAAACTTAAAATCTCTTCAATCTTAACCATTTCACTTTTGTAATAAAAACTTGATATTGCTTTTGCTTTCATAATTTTTTTATTTAATTTATTAAGTCTGCTTTTTTTAGTTTCTCCATTGTTTCTTTATTTTCATTTATATAATCCCCTCTCATAATTTTTTTTCCTCTAAAATAAAAGTCGCTTTTAGCTGTTCTTCCCTCTCCAGCTCTTATTCCTTCATCGCCTCCTCTGGGCTTTTCTTTGCAAACTTTTTTCTTCCACCTCTTTTCTAAAATTCTGTTATTTGCGTTGGCGTGATTAAACCTCCCCTCCGATTTTGATAAAAAATGCTTTATTGCCTCTTCTACGTATCCAAATTTATAACCTTTGCTTTTCGCTCTGAAAAAAAAGTCTATATCTTCCGCCCCGCTTTTAAAAATTTCGTCTAACCCTCCTAATTTTTCCCAAACACTTTTTCTAACTTTGAAACAAAAACCGCTCGGCATATCACATTCTCCAATACTCCCTGCTAAAAATCTATTGAAATTCGATTTATCAAAGCCTATCCCATATCTGGTTGCGTGTGTAGTCGGTATGTATTGTGCTATTCCCGTAATAGGGTTCTTATCCTCAATCATCTTTGCTAAAAGCTCGTCAGAGGGTTCTGTGTCGTCGTTTAAAAAAATTATATCTTTTGTTTCAGCCAGTCTTGCTCCCTTATTGCAATTCTCGGCAAAACTCCCTCCGCTAACTATAATTATATTCCAAATCCTATTGTCTATTCTTTTTAAAACATCAGCCAACATATCGTGCTGTGAGTGGTGGGGTATAACTATGTCCCCAATCTTTTTCAGGTGCTTTTTCATTAAAATATCTAAATGTTCCCTGGAATCGTTCCCTTTTGAAATTCCAGTTGGTCTATTGACTGTCGAGAACAACATTTTATCGCAAAATACTGGTAGATGTCCTTTTCTCGTCAATCTTATCCATAAATCCCAATCGTTATATCTCCTTAAATTATTGTCCATTTTCGGTCGGCACTTTTTTCTTATTAAAGACATTGTGCTAATTCCGTGGAAGTAATCAATAAATTCCTGTGAATACTTGTTCTTCGGTATTTTTTTATTCCCTTTATTCAAATTAAATTCTATATTGTCAATTTTGAATCTCCCGAAAGCCCAATCGCAATTTTTGTTTTCTTTTAAAATATTGTGCAAGTTTTCCAAACAGTCTGGCTCTAAATCAATATCGTTATCGCAAAAGAAAATGAAACTCCCTCTGGCTTTTTTTAGTCCTTGATTCCTCGCCCAACTTGCCCCTTTGCAATTTTTGTCGATAATCTCTATCAACTCATAATCCTTGTAAGTCTGTTTTTTCAAAGAAGTTAATGTTTCATTTTTTTCGGTTGCCCTGCTCGGTATTATTACACTTATCAAATCTTTCATCTGTTTTTCCTATAGTGAGATGTAGCAAAATCGCTACACCTCAGAAGTTAATTTAGTCTATTAGGATACTGATGGCACATCAAGGATAACTGCGGCTTCTTTCATTGCCATTTTTCCGTCAACTCTCTTGACTAATCGAATTGTGATTTCGTCATATCGGAATCTATCGTGAATTGAGGCATCTACTGTAATTCCCTCTCTATCTCCAATGTAATACCAGGAGAAGTCAACGAAGATTAAATCTCCTTTAGTTCCCAAGTCCGCGACTTGTTCGCTCTCGAAGAATCCTTTGCCTTTCAAAGTAACGGGGGTCGCTGATTTCAACGATTCTGAAAGTAGAGGTTTTCCGTCTGAATCTACTAAACCGTCAATGTATTGGATAGCTCCAGTTGAACCAACCCATACTGCCTTTCGTCTGAAAGTAGGTTTTAATGAATAAAACATTTCATTAATATCTGCATAAGCAATCTGATTCGCTACTGCTCGATTTACAGTATCAATATCAGTGTCAGCTAAAATTCCTAGAGGCTGAGTTGTTCCGTTTCCATTCAAAAATGCATAGTCCTCAAAATAAGCTGCGGCTCGTCCAAATATGTTTACAACATAGTTAGCAAAGTCAATATTACTATCAGCTAAGATTTCTCTTGATTCAGTAGTAAGCATTAACATTTTCCTTGCAGTCATTGAAATTTGAGCTAGTGCAAATTTGGTATCAGTAGTAGTATCAGATTCTCCCACCCAAGAAACAGTAACACCACCAAATTGAGTTGAACTTTGGTCAAGTTTATTCTTAGTCCAAGTTTCTGAAGCCATTTTAATTTTAGTCGCTCGAGGTCGAACAATGGTTTCTTCTTCAACATAACTCATAATGGCTGTTGCTAATTCTTCTGGAACGGTATAGCCACCATCTTCGTCTGTTCCCTCATTGAAAGCAGCTTTTTGCTCATCACTCTCCAACATAGGAGCGCCTTTCAACATTGATTTCATATCGACACAAAATTTCTCCATTTTAGTTCCCAATTCGACAAAAGGTGCTTCAATTCGTTTTGTTTTCATTACTGATTTTTCCAAAACAATTGTTTCTTTAGTTTTAAAATTTTTCTTGTCTTCTACTTTTGCATCTTCAATACTTTTCTTCATTGCGTCCATATTGCTAGTGACGGCTTCGGAAACTGCTTTTCCTACAATTTCCAACATTTTTGCTTCTTCCATTTAATTAAATTATGAATTATAAATTATTTTTTTCTTCGATTCACCAAAACTGCCTCAATAGACTTATTGGCAATTCTGATTAAATCTGTTTCACTCAACTCAACCTCTTTCTTGACTGCTTTCTTTGGTTTTTCTTCCTCTTGTTCACTCTTAGCTTCTTCCGTAGCTTCCAGTAAATCTTTTAGAGGTGTAACAACCTTTTCAAGAGAGCCGAGAACTTCCTTGACTAAATCTCTATTCTTTTTGCTTAAAACTTTACCGGCTTTTAATTCCAGTTCTTTTTTAAACACTTCCAATTCGCTTTTTGTAAAAGTAACCGTTTTTTCTTTTTTATTTTCTTTAAGATTTTTATTCTCCTTTAGTATAGCATCTCTACTATCCTTGGCAATGAGTCCGTCCCAATTTAGGGTTTTGTCGGTTTCTTTTCTGAAATTTTTATAGGCTTCTTTATCTCCGTCAACTGTTTTCATCAATGCGTCTGCATAAGCAGGAACATTCACAAATGAAACCTCAAGCAATTCTTGTTTCAAAAAATCAATTCCATTCTCATTAAATTTGTAATCGACTGCTTTGAATCCAACTGAAAATGCTTTTAAAAATCCATTCTCTGCTAAGAGTTTTAATTCTTGTGCAAATTCTGTCGGTGCAAAGATTCCTTGCATCATCAAACTTTTTCCCTCAACCCAGACTTTAATTGCTCGCCCTACTGTTGGGGTGTGGTGGTCGTGAGCCCAAAGCAAAACAGGATTCTTTTTAAAGTTCTTAATATCCCAACCCTCAGGGTTAATTGTATCTCCGTATCTGTCAGTTTTAATTCCTGAAATAGTTGCCTCAAAACTTCCATCTTCTTCCACCCCTTTAATTTTAAATTCCCCAAGCCCAAATATTCTTTTTTCCATAGTGTTTTTTAAAAGTTATTCACTTATTACAGGAATTATCGTGCAACGACAATTAATTATTTCCGCAGGAGTTCCTTTCGGGTCGCCTGGGTATTCTAAACTAACTCCATTCACATTAAAGTTTTTATCAATCCCAATTATTTTTCCGTCCAGTTGTGAATGGCTATCTCTCGTTCGTTTATCTCTAGTAGCTAACCATTCTTTTTTCTCAACAACCTTGCTTTGTTTATATCCAAACAAAGTTCCGGAGTTGTTCGCACTTAATGTTTCGGTTCTAGCGACTGTGTTCGCCCCAGAGCTTCTTCTCAACTCATAAAGGGCAGAAACCCTCTTGCCAAGTTCGGTAATGCTCTCACCCTCCAATACTCCCTCTGCTAAAGTGTTTTTTAATTTCTTTATTGTCGTTTCGTTTACTTCTTTTGCAAATTTGATTGTTTTCAAATCAATCCATTCAGCCACAACAGGGTCGGCAATTTGAAATTCTTTTATAAATGCTTTCTCTCCAACTTCTTTCAAAGCCAAATTTCCAGCTTCATCTACAATATTCTTTATTATTGGTTTTGCTTTCTTACTAAAGATACTAACCTCTATTTCAAAATCTAGCAATCCCAAATCTTTGCTTTTAACTTCCTTTGCTAAATCAGAATCTTTTAATAACTCCAAAGCCCTTTTTTCTTGCCCTCGCAATAAAGTCCGAACAGTCGCTCTCCATTTTCTCTCCCAACCTTTCAATCTTTCGTCAAATAATTTCCACAATACATCTTTTTGGTCGGTTGTTAATCCTTTGGTTTGCATAGCACTTTTGACCTTTTGGGCAACTTGTGTTGTAATATCTTTTACTAATTTGTCCTTTGTTCTTATAAATTTATTCCCTCGGACTGCTTTCTTATAAATTTCAGCCAGTCTTTGTTTTTTCTCTCGAGCAAAAAAATCTTTCGCTTTAAAGTCTTTTCCAATTTTAATAAAGCCCTTGTTGTCTTCATCGCTGTTTCCCTCATCGCTCTGTCCTAGTGCTGAGAGGCTAAATGGTTGATAAATGACATCTCCCCCCTCGATTGGTTCATAACCCTGTTCAATCCTAATTTCATTCGTTGTGAGCCATTTATTGTGAGCCTTAATATAATGGTCGTCTTGTGATTCCTTGTCTTTTGGGGTCGGGTCTATGAATGACAAAAATAAATCTCCGTCAAATTCATTGACTAAAAACTGATTAAGATTGTCAGCCAGTTTTCTCATCTTCGGTTTGATTGTTTCAGACAAAAATACATAAATCCCTGCGTCCGCATTGGCTCGGTTTACATCGTCCGTAACACCAATAACACTTTTAGGAACTTGCAAAGCCATTAAAACATCATCACGATTGGCAATTCGCATATTCGCAAAGTCCATATCTTTTTGCGTAACAGAAATTTGTTTGTAGTCCAATCCGTGAGATAGAACGGCCACCTTTTGTGAATTTTCCCAACCGCCATATTTAGAAGTCCATTTTTGTCTAATCTCTTCTCTATCTTCTTTACCTATCTTTTCCTTTGTCGTTAAAATTGCATCAGGTCTTGCAGAATTATAAAAGAATTTTGTATTCCACTTCTTCGCATAAACATCAGCGCGGATTGTTTCCATTGCAGATTGAACCGCAGAATATCCGTAATAATCGGATAGTGGGTCTGGCTCTTTGAATTGAATCACGTCTTCGGCAGGATAGTTTGTTTGTTTTCCCCCGGAAGTAAATTTATAAAACTTCACGCTTCCATCTTTGGCAGGAACTATTGTCGTTAGGTCTGGTCGCATTAACCATAATTCAATTACTTGGTTTGCTCCGTTCCTTGCTTTATACCAATAACAGTTCCCCAATAAAGATAAATAAATAGAAGATATTTCTATTAGTTGGCTACCACTCATCATATCATTAGGTCTAGCCAGTAAGTCCAATAATTCGTGTTGTTCAATCTCCCTCGCTGTAAGACTTCTTAATTGATAGAGTTCAAAATCTATTGTTGACATTTTTTCCCCAATTTTCTTCGTGCAACTGTGAACCAAAGAACTGGCTCGGAAACTTTCTAAGTAATCTTTACTTTTTAATGCTGGAACTTCTAAACCTGAAATAAGTTGATTATTTAGAAACGCTTTTGTTTTCCCCAAAAAATTTGAAAGAATATCTCGTAATGTTCCCATTGTGTTTTTGTTATTCATAAGTCAAGTTTTCTTTTTTCTATTTTACTATTGTTATTGTGATTAGTCAATTAAACTCCGTTATCTTTTTTTTCTGCCTCTTCAGCTGCTTTTAAAATACCTGTTTTTATTTCTGGTTTCTCCGATTCTATAAAATCAATTTGAGGTTTGTTGTCATCTCCAAAAGTAAAACTCCCGGCATCAATAACATCAGGACTAGAAGAACCTAATTTAGTTAATTGCTTCTTAGCCCGCTTCATCATTTCATCTTTGGGCTCAATCATAAATTTGCCACTGCTATTAACTTTCCATTTAATTTCATAAAGAACCAACCAATCATCGCTCTTTTCTAATTTCCCACCGCCGACTAATAACCATTGCTTGAATTTAAAAAACATCTCGGCTCGTAAGTTTGCAAATATTTCGGTGTCGCTTGATTTTCCTCCGCTCTTGATTGGAACTACATATAAACTTTTTTCAATGCACCTGTCCGTAACTCCTCCACCTACTCCGGTGTCATCAATGAAAGTTGAATCCGCTTTAGCATCTTCAATCTCTCTTACATTTGTCATTAAATCGTTGCTCCGGTTTTTTCCGTGCAACCACATAAATTTATCATCACGACCAACATAGGCATTGAAATTGCCACCCCTCCCAATGTCCGCTCCTAATCTAAAATTCCCTTCAATGAACTCTGGCAACTCATCAACCATAGCTCCTCGTATTTGTTCTAGTGTCAATAACCTTCTATAACCCTTGTCATCAATTTCTTCTGCCTCCGGGAATTTACATTCATATAAAATTTCAAACATCGGTTTATCCCTTGCCTCATCAATAAATTCTTCGCTGTATCGCCCTTCCGCTATCGCTTGTTTGTAGTCAATAAAAATTTGTAAATAAAGCGTGCTGTAACTTGATTTGTAAAAATGTTCGTAAGGCGGGTCACGGTAAAAAGGGTTGCCAATTTTAATGTAGCAACCCAACTTTCCTTTACCGGAAATCATACGAAAAATAGTAGCCTCTGTTTCGTCTGGTATCAAACAAGCCTCGTCAAGAATGCAATTATGAACTAAAACATCATTCACAAAATAATTATTATTGTCTTCTATTTCTAAATTATATACTCTATCATCTTTAAGCTCTATCCTTTTAATTTTTTCGACAACATTTTTTCCCATTTTGTTCTATTATAATTAGTCTTTGCGTGGCAAATTTCACATATAGCACATCATCAATTTTTAATTTGTCTGCTCTCACATAACCTTTTCCTTCAACCCAAACAGGATGGTTGTTTGTACATATAAATTTTTTATCTTTAATACTAATTTCTAATAAATATCTATTTCCTAATTTTCTTTTTTGATAGTTTATTATACTTTTATATTCTGTTTTTTTTTTCTTGTGATTAAAAGATAATATTTTGCAATCTATTTTTTTATCTACTATATCCATTATATCTAATAATCCTTTATTTGTATTGATTTTTTGCCCAGCAGGGATGCAAATTTCTGCTCCTTCCCCCATAGCAGCCTCGATTGATTTGTTGCTGTTCGCAGCCTGTGCCGATATTGTATAAATTCCTCCCCCATTCCGCAAAATAATTCTCTCCTTACTTCCCTCCTGTCGTAATCTTTCAAGGCGAGTATTTGCTTCCAACTGAGAAGAAAACAAAAGGCAGTCCCCTAAATGCTCTATGTAATATCGCATTACTAGTCTTGTTTTCTTGTCGCTTGGTGCAACTACCGCAACTTTCTGTGCTTTAATCGTGGTCAAATAAACACAAGCCAAAGCAACCGTCAAAGATTTTCCATATTGAGTGCAACAGTTTATATTAATTCTATTGCTTGGTCTGAATACAAGGGCATAAAAAATTTCTAGCTGTCCTTCTGTTAATGCTTCTCCCCCTGGAACAATTTTACCGTCATTTCTTTTTATTTTGAACAGGTTTGCTATGTTTCTTGCTTTTGCTAATTCGCTTTTTTTTATTTTTAATTGCGTTAGAAAGTCGTGTAATGTTTGCATCTGTTTGGGTTAGTTTATCTACTTTATCTCTTAACTCATCAAGTTCGCTAGTGTCTGAAACTTCTAGTGTTTGTTTTGGCATTCCGTCAACATAATTCATAATTAGCTTTATTGCCTGTAAGTCTTTTGCTATTAAAGCCTTATGCAATAATGTTTTTATAAACATTAGTTTATATGTGTCCTTTTCTCCTTTTGGAACTTTCTCTAATTCAGCTTTTAAGATATTGGTTAAATTTAAGCTACTCCCTATCGGAGCACCTTTTTTGTTTATGTTTTTTGGATTTTCTCCAAATCCTCCTTTTCCTGTTTCATTAGCCATCTTGTTTCTTCTTGTTATTACTAGTTCGCTACTTTATATCTCAACTCTTTATATTTTGAAAAATGTTTAATATGGTGTGCGTGTAGTATTGTTCTTTCTCCTACTTTGCTTCTTACTATTCCAGAATTATACCCCTTTAATCCTTTGTTCCACGCTTTCTTTCCTTTTTTGAATCTACCTTTATTTACATTATGTTTTCCAGCACAGGATTTTGAGCAATATTTTGTAGTATATACTCTATTCTTTGGGCTGAACTCTTTATTACAGTTTTTACATATAAGTATTTTCATACTTTAATTATATGCTTTTTTACCTGCTATGTCAACTTAACTGCCTTCTGATTTGTATAATCTTCATATCTTTCTATAAAAAGTTATTACAACCCTTTTCAACTTATTCTCTTTTGCTAAATGGTTCCTTATCTCATCAAAATCCTGCCTAGTTTTTAATTCTTTGTCGCTTTCAATGACGCTATCCCCAAAAACTCTAACATTCTTTTTTCCACTCCCCACGAAACTAACAAAATAATTTATCGTCATATTTTTAATTGAAGTGTTATGCCTAAAACCATTGCTGAATATAAACAGTAGAAAATCATTATCAGCCAAATTAAATTCCATTCTTTAGGATTCATCTGTTTTATTCTTTGTAATAACCCCCTCAACCATTGCCCATTCCGTTTCCTTTTCTTTTGGCACGACAGCAATAACATCAACACCGGCTTTCAGTTTAAAATAAGCTACTACCGAGGGCAAAACCTTATATTTAATACTGTCAACTTCCACAACTAAAAGTTTCTCCTCCTGAATACATCTACCAAAAACCCTCTTAGCAGGTTCAGCCTCTGTTCGGCGATAAAAAAAACCATTATCGTTTATAGATAACAGAAGTTTATCTCCGCTAATTAGTTTGGATTTTGAAGCATAATTTTGGGGAACTGGATAAGTCCGCCCATCTTCCCCTTCCATTTGTTGACCATTAAAAATCCCACTCAATTTTTCCGTTTTTCTTTCCATAGCTTTTTATTTTAAATTTGATAAATTCTTTTCCTTTTAAAATTATTTCTTTTTCAATTTTCAATTTATAAATTCTGTTGTCATTAAATTTATATTTTTTTTGTAATACGTCGATAAACGGCTTCAAAATATTGTCTAAGTCCGATGCTTTACTAGAAAATCCAACTCTAATTTTTAGCTCTAATTTTCCTTCTGGTATTTTAATTTTTGGAAGTTTTTCATAGTATAAAATCTCTTCATAATCTTTATACT